AGCCTGTTTCAACAAAGCTATATGCGCCGTTCTGGTGAGCATACTTACGCAATGTTTGAATAGCTGTTGGGTGCATCATCCAAGCAGTTCCGGGCATAGACCAGTATTGGGCAGGAAGCACATTAGCCATATCGACCAAAGTTTCCATGTCCAAACCAGAAGCGTTGTTAAAACCTACTGAGGCGATGGTGTGGCGACCATTGGTGATTGCTGTACCGCTAGTGCCAAAAGCAGCAGCAGCGCCAGCAGCGCCGGGATAGCTATTGAGGCCACGCAGACCATCAGTTGCACCAGTTGATGTGGTGGTAGAACCAGCTTGATCGTTGTTGAGGCCAGCCGATGCGCCTTCAATCTGCGCGAATTCCATCATCAGGTCTTCAACCAACTCAGCATTCAAGCCGTTGACATCGGACAGCACTGCCGAGCGAACAGGCATTTGTGCAGAGATGACACGAGTAGGCAATTGCCAGATGCTTGTGTCAATGTTGGGCGAACCGCTGTTGGGGTTGACTGTGTAGCCCCAAGGGTTTGTGCTGTTAGCAGCGTTACCAGTTTTGGCAACAAACTGAACAGCGGAATTTCCGGGTACTTTGATGTTTCGTGCGACTAGGCGAAACGGGTTCGCATAACGCAGCGTAGCAAACGCATCATCAAAGTGAGTGCGACCACCGACATTCAGTCCTGAACCAGTGATAGCAGATGCCTCGCGCAAGTCAATCGTGACTTTATCGCCAGTTTCCAAGGTTTGCTTAAACCCAGACAGGATGCGTTCGGTAATGGTCATATCAGTTCCTAAATTATTGGCACAAAAAGGAGGGGGAATTAACCCCCTCCGATTTATCAGGTAGCTGTACCTGTCGAGCGATAACGCACACCTGCGTTTGGATCACGAACACTGGTGCACAATCTCTTTTCCCCAAAAAATGTAATAAATCCGGGGAGTGTTTGATCGTATCTTCGCATAACCATGTTCAATCTGTCTACTATTGTATGAAAACGCGAAAAATCAGCGAAATACATTGGGTACAGGCTGTTAGTGCCAGCAGTGCCAGCAGTAGTTTGCGATGGTGTATCCAAGTAGCGGTTCATCACAACGTCAAAGCCGAGCATTTGACCGATGATGCCATCAGGGTTCAACGACTCGGTAGAGTTGAAGATTGGACGACCATTGGTGTCTTGCAGACCACGGATGGCTTGGGCCAAGATTGGGCTAACCATAAACTTAGCGTTGGTAGTCCAATACTGCTGTGGCAAAGCGTAGATCAAGTTGATAACGTCTTTGTACTGGATGTTATTAGCACCCACAGTGTTGGCGTTGGTGGTGATCTGGTCGTAAGTAGCCAGCGAGTGCAGACCGCTTGTAGAGCCAGTGCCAGAAGTGCCAAAAGCAGCAACAGTAGAAGTACCACCAGTGTAGGTAGCGTTAGAACCAGCGTACTGATCCAAACCGCGCAAACCGTTAGTACCACCGTAGGGGTTGTTAACGCCTTGAGCAACTTGGTCGTTGTTCTGGATCATCGACAGGGCTTCGCTCTGCGAGAACGAGGCCAACATATCGTCAACAACCACAGCTTCCAAACCGTCGATGTCATCCAAAGCGGCTGTACGGATTGGGAACTGGACGTTCAAGTCTTGCAAAACCAATTGCCAGATGCTTGTGTCTTCAGTGGTGGCTGCGCCGTTATTCTGAATCGCATAGCCCCATGCTTCACCGGGGTTGCCCACGCGAACACGGAATTGATACGAGGAACCGTCAGTTGCAACAGTGCGAGACACGCCGCGCATTGGGTTCATCAGACGCAAAGCCGTAAAGGTTGGATCGTAAGCTGTACGACCACCTTTACCATCACCGCCACCTGTCAGGGCAGAGGCTTCTTTCAGGTACGCATCCATTTGGGCTTCGTCTGCAAAGATTTGCAGTTCTTTTTCCAAACGGTTGTTGCCTTTGTAAAAGCTAGACAGTTGCTCACGCACATGACGGTTCACATCTTGGCGAACAGTCTTGGCTGGAGTGCGAATGAACTCAGGCATATTGATAGAAGCAACTTTGGCTTCCAGAGCAGACACCATCTCTTGCATTTCGGCTTTGACAGCCTCAACAGCAGCAGGGATTTTGGCTTCAACAGCCGAGATGCCTTCAGCTTGTTTAGCTTCGATGGCATCCAATTTTTCGAGGATAACTTGGGACATGATTTAACCTTTAAGACGTTGGTCAAGGAGTTTAAGAAGTTCACGCTGCTCAAGAGCCGCAAGAATTTCTGCTTCGGTTGCCTCCGCATCAGAATCACTCTGAATTGGCGCATTTTCAATAGGCTCTTTTACAGCATCACGCTGTTCAATTACCGTCTTGAACACAGATGCGGCGGCAACCGACATCTGCTTGGACAGACCTGCATCCCGCAAGGCTTCTTCCAATACTTTCAAATCAGCAGAACCATCAGGTCGGAAATACTCCAACTTTTTAATTTCTGCTTTCATGTTATTGGGGTGCATCACAACGCTAGTCTCACGCAGACCGCCTTTAGTGATCTGGAAGTAACCAGATTCATATGGATCATCAGAACCCATAGTCATTGAATCGCCGTTTTCGTCAACCCACTGATATTCATCAGCGTAAGCACCAACAGAAACGCCGCCAAACATATTGGGGCTTTCCTTCATTACTTGGTACAAGTCAGAGCCAGTTGTGGTGTTGAGATACAAGCGACCAGTAGCGTTCATGCCCTCGTCATCCATCTCAATGCTTGTCCACTCGCCAACAGGAATAGCATCAGCATTGTGGTTGACGTACATAGGCAGTGGTCGGCCCATTTCGGCAAACTCTTTGGCCCATTGCATAAAGCCTTCTGGCTTGTAGTAGAACTTACGACCATCAGCGCCTTCCCGTGCGCCCCAAGTCGTAATGCGAGCCTCAATCTGTCCAGACGGTTCGCCGTTGTTGGCTTTCTCGTTGAGATTGAGCTTGGCTTCGCAGATTAGATTCAATGTCTTCATTGATTGCCCCTAAAGCAATGGATTGGTTATTGTCCTGTATTTTAGGGCGTTGCCCTAGAAGAACAGGCAACTGTTTAGGTCGTTTGACCTGTTTGTGTAATGCTACCAGATATTGTGTATCAGTTTGCATGATATATCAAGTAGCGCCAATGTTCATTTTTTTGGTCTGATTTCCACCACCGCCACCAGTATCTTTGGGACTGCTACCTGCAATCGGCTCGGCAGGTTCTGGCTCTTTGACCAACTCGTCTTCACCTTCCATGGAAGGCAAATTCATGTAGTTACGGGCTTCGTTAGGTGTCATGATGCCACCTTTTACGCCAGCAGTGGCAAAGTTCATCTGATCCAAAGGCGCACCCTTCAAGAAATCCTTTGTATCAAATTCGATACACAAAGAAGGATAGCCTTCAAGCAAATGCTGCGTCAATTTCTGCTGAATGTTGACGATTGTCGGGTACATGGTGGTTTTGTAAAACTCATCCAAAGCCGTTTGGCTGTTGTTGAACTTGCCATCATGAATACCAATCATAGAAGGCGGCACACCAAACAAACCGCAGATTCGGCGCATAGTCATGAGCTTCAAAGCGGCTGCGTCAGTGTCCTGCAAGGTCAGCATCTCCAGCTTCTGATACTTCATGCCCTGATCCAGCAACATACCCTGACCCGGCTTGCTTGGGTCACTGGTCTTGCTGCCTGTCATGTTGTTCCACGCCTCTTTCAGACGGGCGGCAATCTCTTTGTACTTGCCATCAGGAATAACCTGATCGGTCACAAACATCCCGCTAGGCTTTGCGCCGTTTTGCATGACAAAGTTGGCGTACAGGTCAATGTCTTGGTCAAGACCAACCAACTCAGTCGCCAAAATTGCTTTGTTAAAGCCAGCCGAGCCTTGCCATGCCATTTCCTTGCCGTGCATGACTTGGTAATACTTGAACTCATGGTCTTTGTTAAAACCATAGCTTGGGGTAGACAGTCGGAATGTCGGATAGCGTGTGGGCGTAATGTTCACCGCAATCAGCGTTGAATCCAGCACATACATCTCAAGCGGAGTCTCGGTGGAACTGTTTTGGTCTTTTCTCCACCACAAGGTAAAGGCTTCACCAGACAACTCGTACCACATTAGCCACTGATACCAGAACTCATATTTGCTCTGAAAGTTGTTCGGGTTGCCCAAAAGCCTAGCAACTTGCTTTGCTTTGGCCCTGTCTCGCGCACCAACACCTTCGCCTCTGATGGCATCAACCATTTTGCCATCAGCCATTTCGCAGCAAACTTTGATTGGCAATTGAGCCAAAGCACGGGCTTTTACACCCACACAGGACATGATTGTGCTGTTTCTGGTCAGCACAGACATATCCACCGGGCGACCAGCAGTTGTTGTGCTGGCAGTGGTCACATAGAGGATTTGAGTATTGACACCAGCACGTTTATCGCTTCCTTGATAAACAATGTTGTTGCCGAGGGCTGTCTGACCGAACAATGTATTGCTCTCAGACTGAGTGTTTTTGCGCTTGAAAATGTCAAAAATCGCCATGATTTCCCCTCAATTTCCTACACTTTACCACTCAATTGACCTAAAGCCAAATGATTCGCTGACAAAAACATTATCCAAATGACAGTGCAAAGCCATAATCATGGCAATAATACCGTCCACTTTGGCTGACGGGTCTGCTTCGTTCTTTCTGACCTTCACGTTGCCGTTCACATCAGTGTAAACCTCGCAGTTTCCTAGCTGCCAACCAACAAACGGGTTGCCATCATGATGAATTGCCTTCTTCAAAATCAGTTGCTCAGTAGTCTTGGACGGGTTTGACAGCATTGCCATGCCCTGACCAACCTTCTTCACAGGCAAGCCATCAGCGTACAGGTTTGCGACCAAAGCAGCAGCGTTGTACGGGTCATAAGCAATTTCTTTGACGTTGTGCTTCTCGCATTCCTGCTTGATGTAGTTCTGAATCTCAGTCAAGTCAGTCACGTTGCCGGGTGTGAGCCTCAGAATGCCAGTTGAGTGAGCCTGAGAAAAAATGCTCTTGTAGTGGTTAGGGATTAGCTCAATGGATTCTTCCGGTAGAAAGAATTGGAACTTGGCATAGAAATTTTCCTCACTGTACCTGTGCAAAGTACAGACAGCGTTCAAATCTCGGGTATGCGCCAAGTCAAACGCAACAAATGTCGATTCTGGTTTGTCAGTTGGTAAAGGCGCAATCGAATCGTCCCAATATCTGCGGTCAACCCAAGCAGAGTTAGCCGACACATAAATGTTTAGCTGCTTACACAGAAACTCGTTCAGGCTTGCTGGCTTGGCAGACGCTTCTTCAGCCATCTGCTGAATGTGCTGTGTAGTGACAGACACCCCAAGCATCGGGTTCGCTTTGCCCCATACCGCAGGGTCAGCCCAATTATCTCCGGGATCAATGCTATAGAGTAAACCAAACCAGCGGAAACTATCAGGAGCAGCGCCACGCAGGACAGTGCGAAAGTGTGAAAGGTCTTCAAAGAACTTGGTTTCCTTGGTGAAGCTAGCAGTTGTTAGATACATCCGCAATGGGTTCTTCCGAGCGCCCATACCAGAGTGCAGCACCTCAATTGACTGTCTCTCAGTAATCTGAGCAGCTTCGTCAATCATGGCGCAAGACGGGTTCTTACCGTCACCTGTCTTACGGTTTTCCCGTGACAGCGCACGGTAGGTAGAAGTCGAGTCACCAGCCTTTTTCAGTTCACTGCGGTAGGCAATGAACTTTGCGCCCAACTCAGGCTTCATGTTTTCTACGATTGCCTTGGACGAATCAAAGCAAATACTCGCCTGATCCCTGTTGGTAGCCAAAGTAAACACTTCAGCACCAGCATCACCAAACTGCAACTCATACAGCGCAATGATGGACGCAATGGTTGTCTTGCCAGATTTTCGAGGCACGAACAAAATGACATCAGTAACCCACCGATACGAGTGATCTTTCCTGTCGCGGAAGCCGTAGATACCCGCCAAGTACATGACCTGAAAAGGCTGTAACTCAATAGATTTCCCGGCATCCGGGCCTTTAACATGGCGGCAAAACTTGACGAATTTGAGGATGTGTTCAGCCTTGGCAGGGACAAACTCGTAAGGCGCATCCTTACGTTCGACCATATCCAAGAACCGTTGGCAAGCTAGTTTGACATCCTCACACGCCTGAATGTCACCCCTAGTTACCGCTACCGCATACTCAAACGCAGGGTTAAGCAGTGGCGAATAACTCATCTACATCACTCACTTTTGCCTTCAACTTTGGGCGACCACGGGCAACAAGACCTAGTTCAGCCAACATCTTGATAGCCTTGTCAGCCATCTCAGTGCGAATCTTGAACCAAGCTGTCACGCCTTCGTTGTTGCCGTACACAGTGACATGGCCTCTCTCGCGGATGTTGATTTCAGCAGCTAGCAAGCTGTCCACCGTAATGACCAGTGCGCCAACCAACAGTTCGTCAGAGGCCGTGAGCGTTCCTGTCGAGGCTTCGACTTCTGCGCGAATGGCAGTCTCAAACGCACCCTTGTCCCAAGTGGACGGGTCGTTTAAGTAGCCGAGAATGTGACGAGGTTTTTTTGCCATAGGGGAAATTCCTTTTGTCTTGTCCACGCAAGCGTAACACATTCAGGGAATTCCCACAAAATACTCCCCCCTCTTGACTTTGTATTCCTACGCACATGAC